AAGACTTGTCCATGTTCTCGTCATACATGTCGTCTGCATCATTAATTTCCCCACCAATAGAAAAACCTGTAAGGGTGCCATCAAGAACTTTCTCCCAGGTATCTTGTGCGCCCTTGCTTACATAGGCAGAAACATAGATGCCGTTATAAAACTTCTTGTCCTCTGGGTCAAAATATTTGTCCTCCTTGAAAGACACTATTTTGCCAACGGCAATGGGCTGATGCATTTCACGGACATTCCCGCGAAATCTTTCGAAAGCCTTTTTGCTTGCTTCTGCTGGAACTACGTCGCCTTGACGATCTAAATTATCTAAAGTAGCAAAGCCAGAAACAATTCTGCGCTCTTTATCTACCTTGCTAATAGGCATGGAAAGATTGATTCTTTGATCTTTTGTAGACCAATGCGATTTATTTAGTTCCATATCACTTACAATTATACACCATTTGTTACAGATTTTTTATATTATGATACTATGAAGTTTTTGGACCTTCGCCCTTAGGATTTCTTCCCGTTATTGCTCCTGGACCATCAGATTGATTGTTAGATCTTTCAGTATCTCTTGCCCTTGTGCCACGAACATTTGCTCTAGCATCTGTAGCCTGTCGTGCAGTAAGTTCAAGAGGTTGGTCTCCGCCATCCATTTGTGGCAAACCAATCTGTTCACGAATTTCATTTGGCATCATTGCCCTAATCTTTGCGTATCGTTCGTAAATCTGAGACTGAGCAACCTCATCAGTAAGGCTGGCCTGATTAAACTTAAGAATAAGAACATCAGTCTTTTCCTTAACAATCTTATTAATAGCCTTCTCTACATACTCCTGCAATGGCTTTGCGACTTGATCCCTAAACGTTCTATCCTGACTCATGGCTGCAGACATAGAAGATCCATCGACTCCGCCAAGTTTCGACAAAGGAACCTGATGCGCCATAAGAATGTCATCTCTGTTACGCTGACGATATTTATCAAATGATGCTTCTTGGACGCTATTTTCAACAGGGTGCATCTCAAACTCAATCTTATTTCCCTCGCTGTCTCCAGGGAGTGGTATATAGAGAGTTCTATGACTTTGACCTTTTAGGCTTGTTTGGAAGAATCTAAAGAGTTTATCTTCTGCCTCTGGTGAAAGTTTTGCACCCTTAACGGTAATAACGTATCTTGGAACAGCCTTATTTTCAAAATAATCAAGATTGTATCTGGCTGCCATTTGATCTCCTTGCAAAGAAGTCATGGCAGAAATAATATCTGGAATTCCATAGAATGTATTGAGTGGGGAGTATTCCTTGAGATGAATGATCTCATTTGGTCTTGGATCATCTGTTACAGGATTTGAGTTTGTGGCTCCAAAGTTTCTAAAATACACAATGGTTCCAGCAATAATTTGAATATATCCATCACGAATTCTTCTTACTCGCATTGTTGTTGCTGGAATATGTCCTACATAACCAATTTCTCCAGTTACAGTTCTGCCAACTTCAATATAACCGTTTCCTGTTGCCTGCATATCTGTTACAACTTTTTCTAATGTTTTTGTTAGGCTGTCATCATCGTTTAATGATTCTAGCCAGTCAGCCATTTGCATCTTCATTTGCTCAATGCGTCTTCTGGCTTTATTCTTAGCAGATTCGTTTTCCATTGCCTCCAACTTCATCATTGTTGATGGAGTAGTATGAAGTTCATATCCAAGACCAACGCTGTTAGAGACTTTTGTGTCTACCGCTGCATGATTAGCAAACGAGGTATCGTAATAAGCAGAAAGTTCATAAAGATTGTATGGGGGAGTAATAAGATCAAAAATTCCGTAGCCATTTCTATATACCTGACCAGGATTTATTTGCTTTGAAGAAGCCTCTTTTGATTTTCCCTGATGAACTGCCTTGGAGTCGCTTAAATATCTTGGATCAATCGCTCCGCTTGGAGATCTTGGAATATTGGTAATTGTTGAGTTGGCTTTTTCAGTTCTTGAAATTCTTCTCTTAAAATTTTTGTTTAATCCTTTTAAAGAGGATAATTCTGACCAGGACTTTGAGAATGGATCTGAATTTGCAAACTCGTTTTCAATTATGGCATCTGCCATTTTTGCATCGATAAAGAAGTCACTCATTATTCAGCATCTCCGTATAGTTCAGCAGTCTTCTTTGCAGCCTGAACTGCGCCAAGGTCGTTCATGGTTGGAAGCAGGCCCTGATTTAGCCTATCAAGTTGCTCTGCGTACTCTTCATCTGTTGCACGATTTACACCAGCATAGAACCATGGCTCACCATCTGGCTGACCATAATGCGCGGCTGCCTGACGTAATTTCGCCATTTGACCAAGGTCCCCCTTAACTGAGGGGATGTTAAGCATTCTTCCCTCATCATCTTTAAATAGGTGTCCATCTGGTAATTTCCAAAAATAAAGCCCCCACTCATAGCCAAACATGGCCCTTTGACCAGTTCCCTTGTCAATCTGAGTTATCTTTGTTTTCCCAATTTTTGCTTTTCTGGTATTACTCATAACCATAATTGTACCAGATTATGCGGGTTTTCCTACTGTTGAAGACCATATTAGGTCTGAGTATATGTAAAAATCATCATTTTGAATAGTTATTCCGCTATTATCATCAACAACATTGCCATTTGTTCCAAGATAGGAACTATAAATGTCTGAAACATCTAAAGAAAATCTTTGTGCTTCTGCAAAAACATATAAATCCTTCCATTGTTTTATAGGAGAAGATCCATTTTCGTTATACCAATATCCCCAGTTTAAATTGTTTACGTTATCTTGTGTAAGAATATCTTGCCAGGATCTAGGTATGATTGATGCAACCTGATTTAACCCATCTGGAGAATAATACGATATGTTGTCAAAATTTGTTCCTCCAAAAATGTTAACTGCTCCAACAAATGATGAAAAGTCTAGTGGCTCTGTAAATACTACGCCAACGGAATACCAATAATTTTTTTCTAAATAAATATTTTTTGTTTGGGCACCATTTTGATAAAATGTTGCATTGGAATATTGATTCTTTGTAAATTTATCTCTTGCTCTAACAACAACTCTTTTTGCAGATGTGTCTAAATCTGCAACAAACTCTATAATTGAATCCTTATACTGTATTTCAAACATTGAAAATGGAACATCTATTGCTTCTTCTATGTCGTATTTCAAGAACAGTTGGATGGCTGCCACAGAAAAATTATTCTGAGAATTTTCGTTAATCGGAATCGAAATTAATTTTTCATTATTTATCTCATTGTAGGTAAGAAGTTTTACCCCAGTTTTTTCTGTTAAATATAAATATGGATCATTTCTTTCATACAACAGTATTGGGTTTTTTGATTTATAATCAAAATAAATTCCTCTTTTAGTATAAGGATAAATTTTGTTTCCAAACTTTGTTCCTATTGGGTTGGGAGAATTAGAGTTTAATGTTTTTGAAGAAATCTTCATATCTCTTACTGATAGTGGATGACTAATAATTGCATCTTTATTTATAGAAAAATTAATATTTAGTGCAACATCTTCAAATTTTATATTTTTTGGAGGATAGATGATGGTTCCATCTATAACACTAAACTTTGTTTTGTATGCTCTGTATGGATCTAAAACGGTATTCTCTTTTTGTGCATCTACAACTTTATCAAAAGACAATTCTTTTGTATACGGGAAATTTGCAATAGGCTCATCTGCCCCCTCAGATATTAATTGAAATGTTGCAAAAATATCCATTGATGATTTTGACGTATCAATTAAATATTCTGTAATAACATTATTATTCAAATCATTATAGTTGGCGTATCCAGTTATTAGTTCGTTATCCAATATTTCATAACTTTTTTGAATTGGATAAGCAAAACTTTGTTCAAATTCAGAATAATTTTCCCATTCTGGACCAATTGAAGAGGTTTGTATTTTTTCTATATATGAAGGATACCCAACATTGAATTGTAAATAATCTATTCCATAAAAGGAATCTCCCTGATTATCAACTGCATAATCTGCAAACATGCTTAATGGGTAGTACTCTTCCCATGAGGCAGAAATTGAAATATCTAAAAAGAATTTTCCATATTTTACAAAAGGAGAAACCGTGTATGTGGCATAGTGACCAAGAAATAATGAATCGTCATCATAGTTTGCTATTCCATTATTTAAAAAGTGATCAGAAATTTGGCTATAGTTTGAATCATCTGAAAATGATACTTTATATATTTTTCCTTCAAAGGTTTCAAAGGTCGTGCTAATTGTATCGGGGCTTCCTGCAACATATATTGCCAAGGCTTCGTATGAAGAAAAGAAGTTAGAAATGTCAAAACCAAAATATTCGGAAAGTGTGGGAATGTGAAAGCCAACAACTATGTGTTCTTGACCAGTTGTATCTATCGAATACAATTCTTGATCATCATAACTGTAGGAAACGTTATATTCGTTTAAATTAATTTCAAATCTTTTCCCGCTTATAGAGTTTACTATATGCATGAGTGGTCTATCTGTTGCAATATTGTCTTCCGCTTCAAATATTGCAAACATTGCGCTTATTGGAGAAGACGCAATATTGGCTGTAGAAAATTGCAAATAACTTTTTTCATTCCAGTCTGTGGTATTCCTTACCCATTCTGTTTGAGAAGAGTTTAGTCCTGGTCTAAATGTTATAAATTTTGGATGATTGCCTGAAGGATATTCAATTTCATTTACTTTCTTATTTTCTTGATACCAAAAATCTTGATTTCTATTGCTTAAATATATTTCTGGTAAAGAATATTCTGGCACCGAAAGAGAATTAGGAGTCGTTAAAAGATTGTTATAGTACCCAGAGTCCCACCTTTCTTTATCTGGATATACAATATTTGAAGAATATTCTGCGTTAGGAAATGAAATAGCAGTTGATTTTCCTTTAAAAGAGTCATCGATAATTTGTTGTGACTCAACTCCCTGACCCCAAACAAATCTACGTCTGGCAACTTGTAGTGGCAAAGAATAAGGAATTATTGATATGCAGTCAATTTCAAAGGTGTCAATATCCTCATAACTGTAAAATGCTAACCAGTCGGTTTGAAATAATAACTCTTCTCTATTTATATCTATTTCTATTACTTGCTCACCATTAATATACATTTGACAATTTGTTTCATTGTATAAAATGTGAATAAGCATTGGCCTGTACCACTCATGAATACTATGTGTTTGAAAATTATTTCCGACAGACAGAGTTATGAAGCCCTCAGAAACATATACCCCGTCATTTGAATTTAATGGTCCAAATATTCTTCTATCTAATTTTGTATTTGGCTTAATTCTTATCCAGAATTCTAATGTTTGAGTTCTATATTTTCCGCTTTCAGAAAGGAACCCTTTAGATGGAAGCACAAAGGATGGACTACCTATGCTTGAATGTGAAACTCTTGCTGATGATGAAGATCCAAAAACCATTGGAACTCCATCCGTTTTTGTCAAAAGCGCTCCATCTTCTATTACATAATATGCATTATCTGAAAGTGGTCCATATTGGTCTGATGATATTCCATAATATCCCGTCATCCCCACGGAACTTGGCAATAAAGAAGGAACAGAACCAATCGTTTTAGAAGAAAAAGGCTCTGACCATTGACCAGAGGAGAGGCCATGAACAATGAAGTTGTATTCATTTGATGTACCACCGCCGATGACATTGGCCCTTATGATAATTTCGCAAGTATCTGAATCAAATTCTGGAACATTAAAGGTATCACTAAATTGAATCCATTCAGATATTGGCGAAGAAGGAACATCTACCAAAACCTCTTTATATGAACCAATAAATGTATCAAAGTATCTAAATCCAAATTCATAACTACTTACATATACTGAGTCTTGGTATAAATAAAGATTAATAGAAAAATTTTTCAATTCTTCATTTAGAGAATTAAAAGAAAATATTGGATCGCTTCTTACCTCTATCGTTCCACCTGATGTTGAGAGAATAGAGTGATCACCTATTATTCCATAATAATTCGATTTGCCATTGAATGGTGAGGGTGTGTCTGGCAATGTTGGAGATGATGTTGTTGAACAATTTGTTTTATTCCAGTTATTGATATTACTTTCCGATTGATTTAAAAGCGATATAAAGCAGGCATCATCATCAAGGGGCCATATGGCTGTTGGATGCTCAGAAAATACTTTTGCGGCATATTGATTTGAGGCAATGCTCATAGTTTAATTATAGCAAGACGGGGGAAGTCTCATACTCTGCCCCCGCCAAGCCCTCCGACCTATGCAGTTTGAACAAGATCCACTACTTCACAGCCCAATGCGCTGGTACAGGAAAGTTCTTGCGAACCAGTAGTGGTATCTTCTAGTTCATAAAGAGGAAGTGATTCCCATGGAATACGAGATGGCATTTTGGAAACCAATTCATCATATTCTTCTTTATTAATCTCTTGATAGGGTGCCTGACGGTATGAGTGTTCTGAGGCGGGTAGGAATGAAACTCCACCAATATGATCAAAGTTCTTAAATACCCATGCACCAACATCTAGCCACTCATCTTCATGAATGTTTACTGTGACAGATGGATTGTGTTCTGTCCAGTTTTCACGGTATACCTTCCAAACCTCAAGATGTTCGATGGCAGACAAATCTTTGGTTACTACCGCGCCCTTAGGTGCCTTAATTGGGAAGTAGAAAACAGTAGTTGCTTCTGGCTTCATTACATCTGGCTCATTTGGTACACCGAAATCCTTTAGGAATTGTGTCAAAGGATCTTTGTTATCTGCACGCACAGAACGAATGTAATATTCAGAATACCAGGGGTGGATGCCAGACGAAACACCAGTCAACTGAGAAACAGTTCCTGATGGCTTTACCGTGGTAACGGCAGCAGAATGTTCAATTCCTAAAATATCTGCTTCTTCTTGATTAACTGATACTGCATGATCCCTAAGTTCATTTAGCATTGGAGCAAGATCCTTGTGGACCCTACCCGTCAACTTATTTCCAAAAATACCAGTAAGAGAAACACCAAGGAGCCTTTCTTCTTCTGTGTTGTCCTTCCATGACTTACGAATATACTTGAAGTTGCTTAGAGTTGATTGCCATGTTCCAAGAATGGCAGCGATTCTAATCTTTTCTGCAAGAGTT